CAACATTTCGCTAAGTACTAGTGCAGGAGCAGGCAATACAGGCGAAGTAGCATCGTTACTACAACAACTTATTGAGTTAACTATGCAACAATTAGAATTAGATGAAAAAATTGAGAAAAATACAAAAGATGCACGTGGTAGCAATCTATTAACATCAAATGTTACTATGTATTAAAGAGGAACACAAATGAGTTGGAAAAAATATTTTACACCGGTGCCAACAAGCAATAACCCTACAGGAGCCTATAGCCCTTTTAGTGGAAAATCTAATGGTATTCAAGCAGGTCCAGCTCGCACTAATTATTCAAGCTACTTACCTGATGTGTATGTAGGTTCACCTAATCGTGTTGAGCGTTACGGTCAGTATAACACTATGGATTTAGATTCAGAAGTTAACGCTGCATTAGATATCCTTGCCGAATTTTGCACACAAAAGAACAAACAAAACAATACATCTTTTATAATTGACTTTAAAACAAAAGCAACAAATACTGAAATTACAATTATTCAACAGTATTTGTTACAATGGGCAAAATTACAAGACTTTGATACTAAAATGTTCCGCACAATGCGTAACACCTTTAAGTATGGAGATCAATTCTTTGTAAGAGATCCAGAAACAAAACGTTGGTTTCATGTTGATCCAGCAAATGTGACAAAGATTATTGTAAACGAAAGTGAAGGCAAGCGTCCTGAACAATATGTAATTAAAAACTTTAACTTAAATTTTGTAGAAGGTGTTGCAACTACTCCTTACGAAACTAACGGCAACATTACCGGCGGCGGAGCAAACTATACTACTGGTGGTGTGCGAGGCATGGCAGGCAATCCTAACAACTCGATGAGTGGAAGTCGTTTCCAAAACGACCAAAATGAAATTACTGTAGATGCAGAACATGTTGTACATTTAAGTTTGAGTGAAGGATTAGACAATAACTATCCTTTTGGTAATTCGTTACTTGAAACTATTTTTAAAGTTTACAAGCAGAAAGAACTGCTTGAGGATGCGATTATCATCTATCGTGTCCAACGTGCGCCGGAGCGCAGAGTATTCTACGTTGATGTGGGCAACATGCCAAGTCACTTGGCAATGCAATTTGTAGAACGTGTTAAGACGGAAATCCATCAAAGAAGGATCCCATCGTCAACAGGGGGCGGTCAGAATGTCATAGACTCATCATACAATCCTCTATCAATCAACGAAGACTACTTCTTCCCGCAGACCGCAGAAGGTAGAGGCTCTAAAGTTGAAACGCTTCCAGGTGGCACTAACCTAGGAGAAATTGATGACCTTAGATACTTTACTAATAAGTTGGTACGCGGATTACGTATCCCAAGTTCGTACCTACCTACTGGAGCAGATGATTCAGCAGCACAATACAATGATGGACGTGTGGGAACAGCATATATCCAGGAGTTACGCTTTAATACCTATTGTGAACGTCTGCAAAACTTAGTAGTTGAAGAATTTGATCAAGAGTTTAAGCGTTATTTGCTTGAAAAAGGAATCAACATTGATACAAATATGTTTGATTTAAAATTCCAACCACCGCAAAACTTTGCAGCATATCGTCAAAGTGAAATTGACAACGCTCGTGTTCCTACATTTACACAGATGAGTGCTATACCTTATATTTCAAATCGTTTTGCACTCAAACGTTTCTTAGGACTTACCGAAGAAGAACTAGCACAAAACGAACGATTATGGCGTGAGGAAAATGATGAAGAATTACAATCTAGTGCAGCATCTTCTGATGCAGAACTTAGAGATGCAGGAATTAGTTCAGCAAGCATAGGATCTGATCTAGATAACATTGAAGATGAAGCACCAGACACAACACCTTCAGAAGATGGTGGATCAGATGCAGGTCCAGAGTCTGCTACAGATACAGACATAGGAACTTCTGCAGGAAATACAGAACAAACTTTATAAATACAATATGATATTACGAGAACTATTTTATTTTGATCAAGAAACAGTTGAGCCTGTAGAAGATAAAAGCTACGAGGCAGATATCGACGACTCACCTATGCAAAAGAATGACACTCGTAAAACTAGATTGTCGTTACGTCAAATCAACAGAATCCGCAAAGCTTCGGAGATACATACAGAAGAAAAAGATAAAGAATTAACCTTTATTAGACAAATGTATGGAATGGCTGCTCAAGCAGCAGCTCAAGAAGCATCAAAAGCTGCTTCTAAAGTTTTAACTGGAAACGATGTTGAGGAATTGTCAAAACTTGCAAATGATGCATTAGGTTCTTGGGTTCTTGTAGATGCAGCTACGGGA